ACTTCTCTGGCGTTACAGGATAAAGCAAAGTGTCAGCCGACGGGGAAACTGCTGGGATAACAGTCCAATGGAACGCTTCTTCCGCAGTCTGAAAACAGAATGGGTGCCAACCGATGGCTACACAGGCAAAGACGTGGCCCGGCAGCAAATCAGCAGTTATATTCTGAATTATTACAATAGCGTCAGGCCTCACCATTATAACGGAGGGCTGACGCCGGAAGAGTCAGAGAACAGATACCATTTTTACTGTAAAACCGTGGCCAGTATTACTTGACCACTACATGATTATAAAAATACCGTGTCTCTGGGATATGCACATACACATTTGTCTGGTTTGATTTCAGGAAATGCAGCTGGTGCGAATCTGAAATATAATTGGGAACATCTGAATAGCGGGTTTGGCGTAGTGGGGTCGCTTACCTATACCGAAGCTGATCTTAATCATTATTATTACGGCTATCGGGTTGGCGAAGTTAACTACACGTCTTTCCTTGTGGGGCCGTCATATCGTTTTAATGATTTTCTGAGTACCTACATCATGCTCGGAGGGGCCAGTGGCGAAGTGAAAGATAATTTTGGGCACAGTGAATCTAAAACGAGTTTCGCCTATGGGATCGGTATCCAGGTTAACCCGGTAGAGCATTTTTCAATCAATGCCTCATATGAGCATGCTAAATTCAGTACTCAACTGGGTGATGATATTGATGCCGGAACCTGGGTTTTGGGTGTGGGTTACAGTTTCTGACAGTATTCAATATTCCAATAAAAAACCCTCCGCTGAGAGGGTTTTTTATTGGGTAAATTTTCCAGCCTCCTCCTAAAGGTGCTGTCCGGTGTCTTTTTGTTGTATTACCTGCAGTTAGTTTATGACACCACAAGAAAAACGTGTCCCACCTCCGCCAAGAGTCACCGGAGTGTCGGAGTAGTTATCACCGCCTTTGTGGATCATAAGCGAATGCCCCTTAAGATCGGACAGCGATTTGAGGCGCGGTGCCAGGACCGGGTATGTGGCATTACCATCTGTACTGACAACCAGCCCAGGAAGATCGCCCAGATGACCTTTATCATTGTACGGTCCAAGGTGTTTACCTGTTTTCTCAGGATCCAGATGGCCACCGGCCATCAGGGCTGGCACATTTTTACCATCCTGGAGACCAGGCATGCAGGATGGATTAGTATGGACATGGAAGCCATGAACTCCCGGGGTAAGGTTGTTAAGGTCGGGGGTAAAAAGCAGGCCGTAAGGTGTCTCAGACACAGTTATTTCGCCGATGTTTTTACCTGCACCGTCAGAGAGTACGTCGTTCATTTTGACGGTCAGGCTGTTTTCTGCCACCGCTGAACAACTGATCAACATTCCAGCCATCACTAATATTCTTAATTCCATGATTAATGTTCCTTTTCTGTCAATGACATCAATATTCTTATGTGATGGAGAGGTCTTTTTTCAACCAGTTTTACAGAAAGGATTTTGATTATGCAGGACGTCCCACAGGACACGCTTAACGAAACCACCCGAACAGAGCAGTCCGCCCGAATCAGTCTCTGGGAATTTGATGCAACAGCCATCGGAGGGGAGCGTTATTTTTTCTGTAATGAGCCCAATGAAAAAGGCGAGCCGGTGACCTGGCAGGGGCGACAGTATGAGCCTTACCCGATACAGTCAGATGATTTTGAGATGAACGGCGTCGGCCCGGCCCCGCGTATCAGTCTTGTCGTGTCGAATATGTTTGGTCTGGTGACGGGCATGGCGGAAGATCTGCAGAGTCTGACCGGCGCGCGGGTGGTGCGCCGCCTGGTGTATGCAAAATTTCTCGATGCGGTGAATTTCGTGAACGGCAATCCGGATGCCGATCCGGAACAGGAGGCCGTGGCCTGGTATGTGGTGGAGCAGCTCTCGGAACTCACATCCGGCACCGCCACATTTATTCTCGCTAACCCTGTTGAAACTGACGGCTCGGTGTTTCCGGCACGTATTATGCTGGCGGATATCTGTACGTGGACATACCGGGGAGATGAGTGCGGGTATGACGGCCCGCCGGTAGCCGATGAATTTGATAAACCCACCTCAGATCCTGCAAAGGATCAATGCAGCAGATGTCCTGCAGGATGCAGGCTACGCAACAATATTGCCAGAGCAGGCTTTTTTATCTCCATTAACAAACTTTCCTGACGGTGACGTTATGACAAAAACAGAACAGGATATTCTGGCGCATGCCGCACAGTGTGCACCGGCGGAATCGTGCGGGTATGTGGTCAGAACGGATGCGGGGGAGATGTACCTTCCCTGTGAAAATCTGTCTGCGGAACCCACCATGTATTTTCGCATGGTGCCGGAGGCGTATCTCCGTGCGCAGGCGGCAGGCGACATCGTGGCGCTGGTCCACAGTCACCCGGGCGGCCAGCCGTTTCTGAGTGAAGGGGACCGATGTTTGCAGTTACAGAGTGCACTTCCCTGGTGGCTGGCCTGCGACGGTAAAGTGCATAAGTTTCGCTGCGTGCCGCATCTCACCGGGCGGAGTTTTGAACATGGTGTGACGGACTGCTACACACTGCTGCGGGACGCCTGGCATCTGGCGGGGATCGAACTGCCTGATTTTGAACGCCAGGATGGCTGGTGGGATCGTGGGGAGAATATGTATCTGGATAATTTTCCTGACATTGGTTTTTACCCGGTAGAGCCTGAGGCCACGCAGACGGGGGATGTGTTGATTTGCTGCTTCGCATCGTCGGTGGCGAATCATGCCGCAGTGATCTGTGACAATGGGGAGCTGTTACACCATATTCCTGACCAGTTAAGCAAACGAGAGAGGTATACCGACAAATGGCAACGCCGCACACACTCAATCTGGCGCCATCGGGAATGGCGCGCATCTGCCTTTACGGGGATTTACAACGATTTGGTCGCCGCATCGATCTCAGCATAAATTCAGCGGCGGAAGGGCTGCATGCGCTGTTTATGCAGATACCGGAATTCCGTCAAAAACTGAACGAAGGCTGGTACCAGGTCCGGATTTCAGGACAGGATATTGCTTCTGATGAGGTGACCGCCCGGCTGCATGAGCCTTTACTGCCGGGGGCTGTCATTCATATCGTACCCCGGGCCGAAGGTGCAAAATCCGGCTGGGGGGGGATAATTCTGGGGGGAATTCTGGTCGCCGCTTCATTTATCCCCGGGCTGAATGCAATGGTGGCGACCGCCATGCTTTCATTTGGTATCTCAGCGACACTGGGGGGCGTGGCGCAGTTACTGACCCCGAAAGTGAATACGGCGGATGGCAATACAGCCGATAACGGTAAGCAGAGTACATACTTTTCCTCACTCGAAAACATGATTGCCCAGGGGAATCCGATGCCGGTACCGTACGGTGAAATTATGGTGGGGTCCCGGCGGATTTCGCAGACCCTGAGTACACGGGATGAGAGCTCGCCGGAGAAGGTGATTAATTATGGCGGACCGTTCGCCCGGTACGAGGAGCTCATGTTACAGATTGCCGGGCTGCCCATTACGAAGCCTCGAGTTATTGTGCACTGACGCAGTTTAACAGCGTACCGATACTGACCGCCCTGATGGCGGTTTTGTCATTTATGGAGTGAGTAAAACATGGGTGGGAAGAACAAGAAAAAGCAGAGCACGCCGTATGAAGAGCCGGATAACCTGAAATCGGTACAGGAACTGAGCTTCATTGACGCCATCGGGGAAGGGCCGATCGAGGGACTGGTTAAGGGGATGCAAAGTATCCTTATCAACAACACCCCCCTGGTAAATGACGATGACAGCTACAACGTACACGGTGTCACAGCAATTTATAACGCCGGTGAACAGGAGCAGACCCCGCTGGAGGGGTTTGAAGATACCGGCGTGGAGGTCATGGTCAACGCTGAGATCAAACAGGATGCCCCCATTACCCGGACCATTACCGCTCAGGAGATTGACCGGCTGCGTATCACGTTTGGTACGCCCTATCTCCAGGAAAGTAATAACAAAGGCGATCGTCTGAATACCTCATTGCATCTCGTTCTTCAAATCCAGCGTGCTGATGGATGGGTGACGGTCAAAGATATTTATATTAACGGGAAAACCACCTCACAGTTTCTTGCCTCAGTGGTACTGGAGGAGTTACCCCCGCGCCCGTTCAATGTTCGCATGGTACGGGTGACGCCGGACAGCACCACCGATCAGTTACAGAATAAATCCACCTGGTCATCCTATACCGAAATCACTGACCTGAAGCAGGCGTACCCGAATACGGTTGTGGTGGGGCTGAAGGTGGCTGCAGAGCAGTTTGGCAATCAGCAGGTGACGATCAATTACCATATTTACGGGCGCATTGTTCAGGTTCCGTCAAATTATGACCCGAAAACGCGGACATATACCGGGATCTGGAATGGAGTCCTTAAACCGGCGTACACCAGTAACCCGGCCTGGTGTCTGCTGGATATGCTGACTCACCCCCGTTACGGTATGGGCGGGAGCATAGGCATAAGCGAGGTGGATAAATGGGCGCTGTATGCCATCGCGCAGTACTGCGATCAGATGATCCCCGATGGTTTTGGCGGCACAGAGCCCCGTATGACGTTTAATGCTTATCTGGCCACCCAGCGAAAAGCTTACGACGTGCTGGCTGATTTCTGCTCGGTGATGCGCTGCATGCCGGTCTGGAACGGGCGGACGCTGACGTTCATTCAGGACCGCCCTGCAGATAAAGTCTGGACCTACACCAACAGCAATGTGGTCACCGACAGCCAGGGCGTGCAGTTCCGCTACAGTTACAGTGCGCGTAAGGACCGGCATAATGCGGTCGAGGTCCGGTACACCGATCCGCAGAACGGCTGGAAGACCTCCACTCTGCTGGTGGAAGATAAAGCGGCAATCCTGCGGGACGGACGGAATCTGCTGAAAATGGATGCGTTTGGCTGTACGAGCCGGGGGCAGGCGCACCGCGCCGGACTGTGGGTTATTAAAACGGAACAACTGGAAACCCAGACGGTGGAATTTTCTGTCGGGGCAGAAGGTCTGCGGCACACCCCGGGCGATATCATTGAGGTCTGCGACAATGATTATGCCGCGGTGAGTATCGGCGGGCGCATCCTCAGCGTGGATGCGATGACACGTACTCTGACCCTCGACCGGGAGGTGGAAATACCCAAAACCGGCGTTGCCACGCTGAATATCATTGGTGCGGACGGAAAACCGGTTACGGTGGATGTGACCGGGCAGCCCGCCCCGGATCGGGTAACGGTCAGTAATATGCCAGCGGGGATTGCGGCGTACAGTGTCTGGGGGCTGAAACTGCCTTCCCTGCGCCAGCGCCTGTTCCGCTGCATACGCATCAAAGAAAGCAGCGACGGAACGTACGCCATAACAGCCCTTCAGCATGTGCCTGAGAAAGAAGCCATTGTGGACAACGGTGCGCACTTTGATCCGCTACCGGGCACCACCAACAGTGTGGTTCCTCCGACAGTGGAACATCTGACGGTTACCACAGAAGCGGAAGGAAATCAGTACCAGGCCCGGGCGCACTGGGATACGCCGCGGGTGGTGAAGGGCGTTCGTTTCCTGGTCCGTCTGACCACGGGCAGTGGTCAGGACGATGATCCGGTTCTGCTGGTCGATTCCGCTACCACCAGTGACACTGAGTACACGTTCCGCGCCCTGCCACTGGGGGATTATACGCTCACCGTACGGGCCATCAATGGCTTTGGCCAGCAGGGGGAGCCTGCTCAGGTGGACTTCAGTATCCGGCCTCCGGAAGCGCCGGTGGTCATTGAACTGACACCGGGTTACTTTCAGATAACCGTGACTCCGCACCAGACTTACTACCAACCGGATGTGCAGTACGAATTCTGGTATTCCATAAAACAACTCAACAGCGCGGATGAGATTACGTCCAGCGCGCGGCGGCTGGGTGTTTCGTCATATATGGTCAAGGACGGACTTAAGCCGCTTCAGGACCATTATTTTTACGTACGCAGCGTCAACCTGGTGGGGAAATCAGCGTTTGCAGAGGCGGTGGGTCAGGCCAGCCGGGATGCGCAAGGGTATCTTGATTTTTTTGCCGGTGAAATACAAAAAACACATCTGGCACAGGAGTTGTTTGAGCAGATCGACAACAGTTTACTCGAGGATGATATTGCTGAAATCAGCAAAGTGGTGGATGACACAAAAAGCGAAATAGAGCAGACCGTAAATAAGACACTGGAAGATCAAAGCGCCACGATACAGCAGATTCAGAAAGTGCAGAAGGACACGAATGATAACCTTAACGCCCTGTATATGCTGAAAATCCAGAAGACCAAAGATGGCGTAACTTATGTCGCCGGAATTGGTGCCGGAATAGAAGAGGTCGATGGCGAGCAGTTAAGTCAGATCCTTCTTGCTGCAAACAGGGTGGCTTTTATCGATCCGGCAAATGGAAATACCACGCCTGCACTGGTCACGCAGGGAGGGCAGACGTTTATCAATGAAGCGCTGATTAAATTTCTCAGTGCGACAGTCATTAATGCCCCGACCATCACCAGTGGGGGGAATCCGCCGGTGTTTTCCCTGGCGCCGGACGGAAAGCTGACCGCGAAAAACGCGGATTTCAGCGGCAACATTAATGCGAATTCCGGGACGCTTAACAACGTTACTGTTAACCAGAACTGTCGGATTCTGGGAAAACTGTCTGCCAACCAGATTGAAGGTGATCTTGTTAAAACGGTGGGAAAAGCCTTTCCCCGGAATGGCAGTTATGCCAGTGGTACCGTAACGGTGACAATTTATGATGATCAGCCTTTTGACAGGCAGATTATTATTCCACCAGTGTTATTCCGTGGAGCAAAGCATGAGATAAATGAAGTTGGTAATGCAGGCATAAGGTACTGGTATTCCACCTGTCAGTTGCAGGTATTAAATAATGGACAGGTCATTTTCCATCAACCCGCTACGGATTCTTCAGGAGTTTTTTCGGCTGCTATTGATATGCCAGCAGGAAAAGGGCATGTCACCCTTACCTTCAATGTTTTTTCAAATGGTTCTGGCAATCGAACCCCAACTACCAGTATCAGTGAATTACTGGTAGTCGTCATGAAGAAATCAACAGCGGGTATCAGTATCAGCTGAAGCTGCATTTTTCATCTCATCCCTCTCATATAAACCAGAATTTCGTTGACTACCAGAGTGACGAAATTGATTTTATCCGGAGACAATTCCTATGCCGATAATCTCAGGCACCCTCATTGATGGGGCCGGGCGACCCGTGCCCGACTGTCAGATCCTGCTGCGGGCGCTGAACACCACCAGTAATGTCGTAGTCACCACCACGGCCAGCGTTGGAACAAATGCTGGTCGCTATCGTATTGAGGCGCAACCGGCGCGCTATGAGGTCACTCTGGCCATGGAAGGCTGGCCTCCAAAAAAAGTAGGCGTCATTGATGTCTATGCGGATTCGCCGGACGGCACGCTGAATGATTTCCTGACGGTGGTGAGCGGGGATTATCTGACTCCGGATGCACTGAAGCAGTTTGAGCAGATGGCGCAGCAGGCCCGGGAGGCTGCTGAGCAGGCTGAACTCGCGGCGTCCGGAATGGATGCAATCCGCAAAGCCGCGGAGGATGCCAGGAATGACGCCGCCCGGGAGAAAGAGGAGGTTGCCCGGCTGGCACATCAGACCGGACTCGATGCCCAGGCTGCGGCCCTGAGTGAACGTCATGCCGGTGATTCTGCGCGCCAGTCTGAAGAAAGTGCGCAGGCTTCAGAGCGAAGTAGCCAGGCCTCGTCAGGCAGTGCAGCGTCAGCTGCACGCTCAGAAGAGAACGCGGCAACGAGCGAGCAGAACTCAGCGACCTCGGCGCGAAACGCGAAGAGCAGCGAGGAAGCTTCCGCGCGCAGCGAAACCCTCGCAGAAGAGCATGCTGTTCGCGCAGAAAATGCCGCAAAAAGCGCAGCAGCTGATGCGGTGGCAGAAGCGGTTCCTGTGGCAGCGGAGCAGTTAAGGGGCGAACTCACAGAGCAGGTCACCCGGGTTGAGGAGGTCGCAGCAGAGGTTAACCGAAACAAAAACGCCGCAGCAGACAGCGAGCGGCAGGCCGATATTCATGAGCAGGGGGCACAGCAGGCGCTCAAAGACGCGCAGGACATCGCCAAAACGCCGGGACCGTCTGCTTATGATGTCTGGGTGTCACAGCAGCCACAGGGTAGTGATACTTCGATGGCCGCATTCATGGAGTATATCCGGGGAAGTGGCGGGGGAATTATTTCACCGGGGGATGTGGGGTCTTATGTGCTGGGATATGCTTCAGGCGGAGGTGGATTCGGAAGTGAGATTGAAGGGAGATACATAAAACCAGGTGGCCTTTATTTGTATGGCAACGTGAGCATCATCATCACTGAAAATGTTGTGCTTACGGGTACTTGGCAGGCTATGGGGTATTTCCGGGATGTCTATGATCAACTAACGCTTTTCCAGCGTATTCGTTGAGGGAAAATCGATGGTAACCATAACTGATGCCCGTCACGGGCGATATAACGAGAACGGGACGATTTCGGTGCAGGTGCTGTTCAGTGACAGTGAGCGCTATCTTCCCTATACCGCAGCAGCCCATGACCCGACTGACTATGGTCAACAGCTCTATACAGACCTGGTCGCCGGAAAATACGGCGAAGTGACACCGTTTACCGTTACTGAGGCGATGCTGGCGTCAGTCAGACAGGCTAAGCGGGATGAAATTAACGCCTGGCGCGATGCGCAGGAAGAGAAAGAGTATCTGATGACCTGGAACGGCAGGCGCTGGGATTATGGCAAAAAAACACAATCCCGGCTGAGTACCTCGGTGGCGATGGCGTCACGAAATGTACTGCCGGATGGCTTTGCCTGGACTGATGGTGATAACACTGTCGTGCCGGTGACAGCGGAAGAACTGCTCGCGCTGGCGGACGCCATTGAAAAGGCGATGTTTGAAAAGGGCATGCAGATTAACCAGCGTCAGTTGCAGATGAAAGCCGAAATGAATGCACTGACTGTGCTGGACGCCATCAGAAATTACAGGGTGGGCTGGAATGAATCTGTGGAGGACATAACCAGAACAGGGTAAGGGCGGGAGACAGTATGGGAACCAGGGTACTGGAAGTGGGAAGAGCGTGGCAGCAACTGACCGACGGTGAGGAGAATATGATCTTTGCGTTTTTTGGTGTCATCGAACTGTGTGACAGCGATATCAGGCCGGGAGAGTGTGCGCCTTCCCTGAGGTGCCCGGGACAAACCATTATTATTTCCCCGCCCTCAAAGGCATGGGTGAGGGCCGCGGGCTATGACAACAAGGTCAGACTGTTCATTACTGACAGAGCTGCAGCCAGCGTTCCTGTGATTAAAAACTGAGTGGGCCAGAAGGGGCCGGAGGGGTTATGGCAACCAGAGAAATGATTGTGGCGCGGGAGTGGCAGGAGCTGACGGACGGCAGTCAGACGGTTTTTGTCCAGATAAACGGGGTGGCTGATGTCTGCTCCAGCGCCCAGAAACCTGACGCCGCGCATCCTGCGCACAATATGAATAATGAAAAATTCACGGCCACACCGCCGGACCGCCTGTGGATCAGAGCATCAGGATATGACGGCAGTGTCCGTGTCATCGTGACGTAGGAGATTAAGATGCCCATTCCTGCACCAGGATTTTTGGGGGGCTCGTCAGCCGGGAA